GAAATCATGGAAGCCTCGATCAAAGCTGTTCGTGGCGATGCGCTGGATCTGTCGGAGCGTTCCGACGATTACGTGCAGGCAATGTTCGACACGCTGGCCGATGCCGCTCCCCGCAGCGACTCTGCCGCCACTGACGAACTGCGCAAAGCCGTGGCATCCATTGCCACTCCTGTGTCTGCTCCGTCTTCCTACATGGAAGCCCTGCAGAACGCTTGGAAAACTCCCCTCTCCGTTACTAAGGAGCGCTGATTATGGCCGTCGTTTTTTCTTCGGTGAGTTCCGGCACGGCAGGTGGTGTGCAGCAGAGCTATGCGCTTGAGCTGACCGCCCTGCTCGAAGGTCAACTTTCCGACATCCGTGACAACACCATCGGCACCTACGTCAACGAAACCAATGCCGTCCTGGCCTTCGGTAATGTTGTCGCCTATGCCTCTGGTGGTACTGTTGCCAACTCTGCCAAGACCCTTGGTGGAACTGATGAAACCGTTGTGGGCATCAATGTGCTCACCTACGTCGATGAAACCGCTCTGGACAGCAACAGCCGTCCCGGCGTCAAGGACGAGCAAGTCCTGAACGTTGCCAACGAAGGCGCCGTTGCCGTGTATGTGCATGGTGATTGCAGCCCTTCGACCGCCGTTCGCGTGATCCACACCGCTACTGGCGTCAAGTATGCCGGTCAGTTCACTGGTGAAGCAATCGCCAACAAGAGCGCACTTCTGTCGAATGCCCGTTATCTCACTTCCGTCACCGGCTCAGGCCTGGCGATTGTTGAACTGAACGGTCCTTCGTTCACCCTCACCGCTGACACCTGATAGGAGGCCCTTCTAATGTCTGATTTCCGTATGGATGAAGCTGGGCTCTTTCTTGAGCGTCAGCTTGAGTTCATCCGCCCTCAAGTGTTTGAAGTCGCTTATGCCGACATCAAATATCCCACCATTCTGCCTGTGACCAGCGAGGCTGGCCCTGGCGCTCAAACCTTCACCTATCGCGTTATGGACGCGACTGGCGAATTCAAGCTCATCGCTGACGCTGCTGACGATCTGCCCCGCGCCGACATCAGCCAAGTCGAGAAGAGCATCAACATTCGCTCGTTCGGTGGTTCCTTCGGTTACACCGTTCAGGAACTGCGTGCCGCTCAAATGGCAAACATCTCCCTGGAGCAGCGTCGCGCTTCTGCCGTGCGTCGCGCTTACGAAGAGAAAGTTGAAGAAGTGGCGCTGTTCGGCGAATCCTCCGTTGGCCTGCAGGGCTTCTTTAACAACGCCACCGTCGATGTAATCGCTGCTGACAAGTGGTTCTCTGATAGTGGCACCACTGCCCAGGAAATGCTGGATCTGCTGAATTATGGCGTGACTGCCATCATCAACGGCTCCAACATGAAAGAGCAGCCCGACACCATCCTGATGGCTTGGGAAGATTACAACACCATCTCCACCCGTCGCAACTCCGATTCTTCGGACTTGACCGTGATGGAATTCTTCCTGCGCACCAACCCCTACATCCGCAACATCGAGCCCATCAACCAGCTCGATGCCGACAAGAGCACCCTGTCGAAGAACCGCATGGTGTTCTACAAGCGCGATCCGCAGAAAGTGCAACTGCACATTCCGCAGCCGCTTGAGCTGTTCCCGCCCCAGCAGCGTGGTCTGGAATTCATTGTTCCCGCTCATGCTCGTGTTGGTGGTGTGGCTCTCTACTATCCGAAGAGCGTCCTGTATCTGCAGGCTCCCTGAGGATAGTTAAGTGATGGGCGTTAAGCTAATGAACAGTTCTTTTGAACACAAATGTTGATTGCTTATCGCCCTGAACTTGAGAATCCGCCGCGTGAAGGAGGATTTGGCATTATCACTGATGCTGGCATGATCCAGCTCAGTCCTGGCGTCAACACTGACGTGCCCGAGACCAAATGGGACATTGCCCGTAAAAACGGCACTGTCAAGCGCCTGATGGCCATTGGAGCCATTGAGGAGGTTAAGGAGCAAGCAACCATCCAGGAAGTTCCCACGAGCATTGACACTCTCATTCAACTGCCTTTGAACGAAGCCTTCCGTCTGCTGGAAATCATGCACGACGAGGAGCAGCTTTATCAATGGAAAGGGAAAGAGGGGCGAGTGCGGATTAGAAATGCCATCAACAAACGTCTTGAAAACATCAAGGCAGGGAAAGTCTGATCATGGCTGTTACCTACGCTAGTTTTCTGGATCGTTTCCCCGAATTCACTCCCCACCCATCGGGAATTGTGAGCGGGGCTCTTGATGAAGCCGCAGCGGATGCCACAATCGATGTTTTCGGTAGTCAAACAGACAGGGCCGTAAAGCATCTTGCCGCTCACATTATTGCCATTCAACTTGCGCAAATGGGCATCCAAATCGGAGCCACGGAAGGCAAAGTGTATGGCACTGGACTTGAGGCCACTCAATATGGCCAGGAGTTCAAGCGCATGCTCGATACCATCGCCGGATCTGCAACCATTGGTTTTGTCGTATGACCAACGTGCTAGCGCCACTCGCAAATGCCACTCTGGTATGGCAAGTGGCTTCTGGTTACGCTCAAGACGCGACCACTGGCAATTATGTGCCCCTCGCAACTGGCATTACTTATTATGCCACGTTGAAGCAAAAGAACAACCCTAGGTTTGACTATTTGCTGGGCGCTGATGCCACTGCAGTGTACATGGAGGGCAAGCTTACGAGCCCCCTTACGCTTTCTGGAATAACACCTGGAAGCTCCGCTGCTGCAACGATCAATGGAAGAGAAGGCAGGTTCGAACTGCTACCAAACGAGCATATTGCTGAGCATTATTGGCAGTTTCTCGGCACGCCAATCAGGGGCATTTTTAGACTGGTTGGTAAAGGAAGCGTCTTGAACGCTTAACTGCTCTTTCTTACTGAGACTTCCATGGCACTTTTTTCTCCCCAGGAACTGGTTAAGAGCCAAGACGTTATCCTGCGTGTTGGCGCCATTCCTTCGAACTCCACTCGTCCCATTATCACGCAAAGCGGCGCCACCTTTACGGTGAGCGGCGTTCCCACGCTCTATACGATGCAAGGCGTTACCACTGCATCGGTGGCATTCAACGATAACAACCAAGAGTTCTACCTGCTTGGTGGTGGCGGTTTCGCTGATAGCGTGATTGTTACCTCACAGGCCACTGCTTCCATCACTTCGTACTTCCAGAAGGACGTGGACGGCACGGTGTTCATTCCTAACAGCTTCGACGAAGCATTCCAAGTTATTTCGACCGCTCGTTACGACAAGTTCTACGAAGTGTACATCGAAATCAACAAGCAACTTGGAGCTAGCGGGACTACGTATTACTACGACCGTGTGGCCTTCTCGGCAGCCGTGATGAATTACAACGAGAACTATCCGGCAGACAACCTTGTAGAAGTGACGTTTGATCTTGTTAGTCGCGGTCGCATTGGCATTCACCAGAACGCGGAAGAAACAGGCAGCATTGTTCCCACAGTGCCCAACTCCTGACGACCATCTTATCTTTTCCTTTGCTAGCCTCTCCTTGCGGGGAGGCTTTTTGCTGTGAACATTTCGCAATTACGCGACAATTTGACAACGTTACTAAGCGCGAGTCCTAATTTGATCGGGGAGTACGTGCTTCCTGACGCGACAAGGATTCCCGCAATCTATGTCACGGGCAGGCAGGGCGTTCCGCCCGAGTGGCAAGTGGAAGGACTGGAGATGACGATGGAGGAATTTCCTAGGCTTTCCCCGCGTCCCGGCGTTGGCACATTTCAACAGCGCAAGGAGTGGACGGTAGTCTTGGTCAACTATGACACGTCTTCTACGAACCTGACTACAGCCGCCGAGCGTGTTTCGAGGAGATTTCCTGATGCTCGCTTTTCAGCAATTCCAGAAACTGACATCGTTTACGGACAGTATAGAATTGTCATCCCAGACCTAGAAATTGGACGTCTCATTCAATGAAGCTTGTTAAAAGCGATTGCGGACGGGCTTGGTTTTTTGACGCCAGGAAGGAAAGTGACATGCTGCATGTAGGTTTCGCTTGTTTTCTTTCTCGGTGCTCTCAGCAGATACTGGTTTCCATGGGAAAAGAAAAAGTTGCCCTATTGGTGCCGCAAAAAGCCACCAACTCTCCTGTGCCAGTGCGAATTATCAACGCTAGACTTTCTGTGCTTTCAGGATTGGCATGAGCAAATACTCCGAATTTTTCTTGATTGGCTCGGCAGAATACGAGGCGATTAGCGATAAGCTTCGTCTGCGCAAGTATGGTAGTTGGCTTGCGGAAGAAGCTTGGCTTCGCGAAAAGCAAAATCAAAAACGCGCTCAGTTCACCCTGCGCACCATTCAGCTTGCTAGGCGCATTGCCAAAGAGAAAGGCATACCAGAGGAAGATGTGTTTCAACTTCTTCAAAGTGAATCCACTGAAAGGGCAGAGTTGTTTAGCGAGTTTTCCGAGGACACTTCTCGACTCATGGAACTGCTACCTTCTGGCAAGGAGCAGTT